TGGAGTATTTGAAAACACAATTTGAGTTTGTGATACTTATATCACACATAGATAGTGTTCGTGACATGGTTGATAATCATATTGAGATTAAAAAAGAAAATGGATTTTCTAAAATAGAGACATAATACAAATGATAAGACGGGAACTAATAAGTAGAAATTTAATAAATCTTTCTGCACAATACGAAGATAAAAATAAAAATTCTACGAACTTCATAAATGTAACATCCAAACTCAATTTATTGAAGTCTGGTAAGAATTTATTTACATTCAAACCAAATTATGATTATTTATCAAAAAGATTTCCAATAGTATTTGAAATTATAGATGTAAATGGAAAACCATTATTTTATCAAACAACACAATTACTTGATGATGATGGTTCAAATATAATATCAATTCATGTTTATGATAATATACCATCTGGAATTGGTTCTATAATTTTTGTTGCAACAACAGAATATGATTTACAATTAAATCAAATACCAACTAATCAAATTATTGAAAATAATTTTAAATATGTACATGAAATAGAAATAAATTCAACTGAAAGAAATGACTCTCCAATAATAATTACCGATGATCCAACGTTTACTGCAGAAGAAATATCTGCTTATATCGTTGAAGAAAAGTTTAATGAGAAAAAAATATCGAGATATTATGGAACTGGATCATTCTTATATTCCCCAAGTGTAATTTCTTTTTTTGATATTCCGGAAGGATTTACACAAGATATGATTGGTGGAAAAATTTATTTTCCAAAAATATCACAAAATTATTTTCCAACATCATCATTTACAATAAAAGATAACCCGTATAGTTCTGTTATTACGGATGTTAGATCGCCTAATCATATAACTTTAGAAAGTCCTTGTATAGTCTCTGCATCAGACGGTAGATTCTCAAATATACAAACTACTATAACACTAATAGAAAATCAAGAATACTATATTGAGTATAATAAGTTATCAGACAGTAGAGTTGCTACCCAAAACTTAAAACCTTATGCAAAAATAGATATAGATAAGCTTAATACTTTTAGTGGAAAAATATCACAAGTTAAAGTTTATACAAAAAGTTCTGCAAAACCTGATAGCGAATATATGTTATCATATGACGATGAAGTATATCCAAAAAATATATTGGTAGATAAAATAGGTTCTTTGATTGAATACCCAATTGGTATTTTCAATAATAAAATTCATGTAAATAAAGCTGGATCGGAAACAACATCTTCTTATTTTGCAATAGACTATTGGAATGTGACACGGTTAAATGGTGCACCACCTGCACAAAAAAATACTGGTTCATTTTATTTACCAGACGGTGTTTATTTAACATCATCTGCCATAATGAGTGGTTCACAAGAGATGATGTTAGAACAAACATCTTCAGCTGCTTCAAAATTCTATCCAAATACTGAATATACTTTGTTATTTGATTATCATTTGGCAGAACCAATAAATGATATACGAGAACAAAAAATAGAAGTTTACATTTCTGGAAGTGCTTTTATATCAGATACAATATATGGTAAATATATCGTAACTGTTCCACCTTCAAATGTTGGTATGGGATTAGTTCGTAACTATAAAATTTCAATTCTACCAAATTTTGAAGGAGACGGTGTATTAAAATTTATACTTCGAGATAATGCCGCAATATCAAATGTAAGAATACAAGAAAGTGTTGATTCTGGATTTTCACCAAATAGATTAAAATTATATGTTCCGATAAAAAATGATCACAAAAACGAATATGTAGATTTAAAATTTGAATTTTTTGATCACACATACAATAAAGCAAATAAATCATTTTATTTAAAGAGTATATTTTTTAATGGTGGTAATCATTACATATTTGGTGATAACAACATAATAACAGGATCTACTTTTGTTTCACCATTTAGTTCAAGTGGGATTGAAATATATTCAAACATAAAACCATCTGCATCAATACTAACATCCGGTTCGTCTATACACAGTTACGGTTATCTTGGTATAGATTTTGCGAATAACAACCCACAAACCGCTTCAAATTTTGGTTGGTCATTGACAACAGGAAATCCATTTGTTAGTTCAAGTTATTCAAATGCATCTGTTCAAATGATTAACAAGAGTGGTTCAAAATTTGATTTTAGAGTACATCCAGATAAATTTAATTTGTCCGTAGTTGGTAACAATTCATACGTTTTGATAGGTAATAGTGGTTCTGTTAGTGAATCATACTTACAATGGGATAGTGTTGATTTAAAATTGAAATCAAAATTTTTAACCGGTTCACTTAGTGGTACATCTTCTTATGCAGAAACTGCCTCATATTCAAATTATGTTTCTAATATAAAATCAGGTGTGATAAGTAATGTGCAATGGCAACCAGATTTGGCATTAAACTATACTGCTTCTGTAAATTTTAATACTGCATATTTAAATACATTATATGCCATTACAATAACAGCTGCCAGTGATGTTCGTAATTTTTCTATAACCAATAAAAGAGCTGATGGGTTTAGTATAGATACAAATTCCGGAACACCAATGACAAATGATGTATATTGGGTTGCCGTTCCGTATAATAATCCTTAAATTATATTAAGTATTGTAATCTTTACATATTTATATTGGAACTAACGAGAGAGAATAATTGCCAAGTACACAAAGAGACCTAACCAATCTATTTGTTTCGGAGTCATATTATAGATTGCTTCAGACCGATCCTGTTGATGATTCAACACTTCTTGATGGAACTGGATCTCTTGTTACATTACTTGCTGTTTCCGGAACAGTAGATGCATTCTATTTTAAAGGCGATGGTTCACAATTAACTAACTTACCAGCAAGCTCAATTGGTGGTGGTGTAGTATCTTCTTCCGCACAAACATTACAACATCTTTATGGTACAAACATAGTATCAAGTTCTGCACAAAGAAGTGTTCTTGGACTTGCTACCACAGACTCACCAACATTTAACAATCTTATATTAACCGGTGATTTGACTGCTAGACAGTTAATAATATCATCATCGGTTATTAGCGTAACCCAATCATTTAGTAGTGGTTCAAATATATTTGGTAATGACATATTTGATACACACCAATTTACTGGATCAGTATTTGTATCTGGATCAGTTTATGGAAGATTTGTAGGTGACGGTAGTGGATTGACAAATCTTGTTGCTGCGGGAACATTATCATCCTCACAACAAATACAAAATTTTGGTTTTATTACTTCCAGTAATTGGGATGAAATTGTAAACAAACCAAGTGGTATAGTATCAAGTTCTGTTCAAGTGTTAGGTGGAACTGGAATAGTATCATCATCATCCCAAAGAAGTTCTATTGGTTTGGGAACATCGGATAATGTTGTATTCGGAAATATATCTGGTAGTAATTTAACAATAGATGGTAATGCATTTATTGATGGTACACTCACTGCAAGAACTTATGTGGTATCATCATCAATAGTTGATATACAATCAATAAAGGCATCGGGTTCAACACAATTTGGTGACACAATAGATGATACACACCAATTTACTGGTTCATTATTTTTAAGCGGTTCATTAACATCACAGGGAACAATTACCGCTCCACTTTTTAGTGGTATATTTGGTGGTGGTGTTATATCATCATCACAACAAATTCAAGATTTAGGATTTGTTACTGATGGAGAATTGAGTGGTAGTGTTTATTGGGATAATATATTAAGTAAACCAAGTGGAATAGTATCGTCATCAACACAAACTCTTTCTCATTTATTCGGAACAAATATCGTATCTGGTTCTGGTCAAAGAGGAGTGTTGGGTTTAGCTGAAAGTGACTCACCAAGATTTAATACTCTTTATGCAACTAATGCAAATTTTGACGGAAATCTTTTAGTAGGCGGAACTATAACTGCAAGAACTTATGTGGTGTCATCATCGGTTGTAAACTATGAGACATTGCTAATATCTGGTTCAACAAATTTTGGTAATAGTATTGATGATAGACACCAATTTACTGGTTCAATGTATGTAACTGGAAGCACAACAATTGTTGGTGATACAACATTGAATGGTGATTTGTTAGTATTTACAGGTTCTGCATACATCACCGGTAGTCTTAATGTTGAAGGTAAGTTTGTATTACCAACAACAAATCAATTACCCGTATTAGATACAACTGGTAGTTTAGTGATTTCAGGAAGTAATCTATATTTATTCATATAAACAACTCAATTTTGGAGAATTAAATGGCAACGTGGAAAAAACTTATAGTATCGGGTAGTGTAGCCGAATTATCAGCGGTTAGCGCTTCGGTTGGAGTATTAGTCGGTACTAATCAACAAATTCAACCAACTCAAGCGGGAACTCGATTAACTGGTTCTTTCAACGGCTCATTTTCCGGCGATGGTACTAATTTAACAGGTGTTACCGCAACTCCGTCATTTCCAACAACTGCAACAACAAATCTTGCATCTACTGATAAATTCTTTGTAAATGATGATGCCGGTGACGCAACAAGTGGTAATAAGAAATTTACTTATGGTAATTTATTAACAGACCTTGCTGGTAGTGGATTATCAGTAGAGGCAACAGATAGTCTTTCTGTTAATTCAGGTTCAATGCTTGCATTCTATACTGGTTCAACATTTTCAACAGTTAGTGGTGATATTTTAATATCTTCTACTGGTGTTGCAACTATACAAGCTAATTCTGTTGCTCTTGGAACTGATACAACTGGAAATTATGTTGCTACTGTAACTGGTTCTGGTGCCATTGTTTCATCAGCAACAACAGGCGAAGGAAGTACACCTGAAATTACTTTGAATACGGCATCAACAACATTTACAAGTGGTGTTGTTTCTGCTCTTCCAAGTGGAACAGTTAGTGGTTCATCTTTTAGTTCACCGTCACAAGGCACGGTTCGTGCAACTATCAATGGTGTAAATACTGATGTTGATACCGGCCTTCAAACAGGTGATAGTCCACAGTTTGTTGATGTAACTTTAACAGGTGATATAAATGTTAATGGTGGTGATATTACAACTAATGCAGCAACATTTAACATTGCAACAACAAATGCAACAACTATCAATGTTGGAACAACTGGTGCAACTGCCGTTAATATAGGTGGTGGTGCATCAACAACAACTGTAAATAATAAACTTGTTGTTACAGGTGATTTGGTTGTAAATGGAACAAATACTATATTAGATACAACAACCCTAGCAGTTGAAGATAAGTGGGCAGTATTTGCATCCGGATCGGATACTAATACTGATGGTGGTATTGTTGTTCAACAGGCCGCTTCAACTGGATATGCTCTTGGTGTTGATGCCAGTGCAGACCGTTGGGCACTTCAAAACAATCTTGATCCATCATCAAATACACCAACATCTATAACTCCTGATGCCTTTATGGGTGTCATACAAGAAGGAACTGCAAACCCCGCATCCAATCCTGTTTATGGTGGTGTTAATGGAAACGGAACCGTTTTTGTGAACACAAATAACGGCGAAATTTGGATATATTCTTAAAATTTAGTATATTTGTTATGAAAAAAATAAAGAGTTTTATTATGGCTTTGATTAAAAAAGAAAACAATGAAAATAGTCCTATACCTCCAATTCCTCCTTTTTCAAAGGGGGAGTTGGAGTTTTTATTGAAACTAATTTCGGAATGCACATTTCAAGGGAAAGAAGTGCAAGTTGTGTATGACCTGGTTTACAAACTTCAACAGTTATATGTAAAATGAGTTTGAAAATAATCAATACTGGTGGTAGTGGTGGATTAACTATACGAAAGACCGGTGATGTTGGTTCATTTAGACTGATAGATATACCAACTGATATTCAAACATCTGCATCTGCTTGGGAAGTTTTATTAAGATATAATGGTAAAAAAGTAAGCACAACAGAATGGACATCGGTTGCTAGTTCTAGTTTAAGAAACAGTTTTGCTAATGTTGGATCATCTGGATTTAAAACTGCCTCTATTAACAGTACAAGTGCAAGTCTTCGCACTCAAATAGGTAATGGTGTTGGTTTGTATAGTGCATTTTTTACTAAAACTAATATATCTAAAATTGCATTTGTAGACGGAACATCAAACTCTACTGATCCAACAACTCATACAAATTATTTAATATATGATTTAGTTCAAACAAATGTAACTGAATCTATTTATGGGATAATAAATAGATTAGATTCTTTTTTGAGTAGTTCTGCCGCTATACACAATAATGACACAGTATGGACAACTGCAAGTGTTTCTAATTTGACGGCAGGAGCAAATGGGTATTCTGGTATATTGGTTGCAAGCGGTGGTTCCGCTTTTAAAACAACTACACTTGGTATGCCAGGTAGTGTACCAAACTATCCAAATAGATTTTGTGTGATGGGTATAAACTTCGATTCGGACAATGATATACAGGCGATATGTGCTTTTTCAGGAAGTCTTGCAGTTTCAAATGGCAAGGGTGATTCTTGGAGAGGAGTAAATCCATCACAAACATTTTGGTCTTATTGGGGTGACGATTTCCACACCGATAGTAGATTGAGGGGTCCAGCAAGAAGTCTTCAAACTACACCAGGTGTAGCAACTGGTGCATCTTATACCGGTAGTGTCTATGTTTTGGCATACTAATAAATTTATTTAAACTATAAAATTACATATTTATAGAAGTATTCATATAAACAGTGGAGTTGCTTTTTGTCTACTTGGAAAAAAATAATTGTTAGTGGTAGTGGAGCACATCTTTCATCCGTAACCGCATCGAATGGATCTATCATTTCTGGTTCACTTACAATGAGTGGATCGATTACCAATGTTGATAACATAGATTTCAACATGACATCATCTGCTGCTAATGCCGCAGGTAGATTGGTTTGGGATGATGGCAATGGATCATTATATTTAGGATTAAAGGGTGGAAATGTAAACTTACTATTAGGACAACAAACATATGCTCGTATATTCAATGCAGAAGCAACAACTTTAAATAAAGGAGAAGTTGTTTATATTTCAGGATCACAAGGAAATCGTATTGCGGCAAAACGTGCAGATTATATCGGTGAAGCTGGTTCTGCAACTACAATAGGATTTGTTGCTGAAAGTATTGCAAGTGGTGCTGAAGGATTTATCATTACAAACGGTGTATTAGAAAAATTAAATACCGTTGGTTTAACCACAGGTACTTTATTATATTTGAGTTCATCTGGCCAGTATTCACAAACTAAACCGATTGCACCACAACACACCGTAACATTAGGTTATGTTGAAAGAGTACATGCAACAGTTGGTTCTATCTATGTAAAGATAGACAATGGATATGAACTAAATGAATTACATAATGTTTTAACAAACGGTGCAACATACGGTGATTTACTTTTTTATAGTGCAAGTTTGTGGACACATACAAAACAATTAAGTGGTTCTTATGGTGTAACTGGTTCACTACAAGCAACATCATTTACCGGTTCACTTCAAGGTAGTGCCAGTTATGCTCTACAATCGTTATCATCATCTTATTCAATAACTGCTTCCTTTGCATCAAGTTCACCTGCGGTATATGACTTCGGATCATTTGCAACACCAACTGATGTTGGTGGTGGTGGAAACTTCGGTATATTAACCGATGGTGATAAGGGTGACATCACGGTAACAAGTTCTGGAAGTATTTGGACTATTGATAATGATGTTGTAACTTATGATAAAATACAAAATGTAACTACATCATCCGTATTACTCGGCCGTGCTACTACTGGTGCTGGTAATATAGAAGAAATATCACTCGGAAGTGGATTAACACTGGCAGGAACAACTTTATCAGCAGCCGGTGGTGGTGGAAGCTCTCCACAAATGCAAGTAGACACTTTCACAAGTTCAGGTACTTGGACTAAGCCCGCATGGGCAAAAAAAGTAAGTGTATTTTGTATGTCAGGCGGTTCCGGCGGCGGCTCAGGACGCAGAGGAGCAACCACAACAGCGCGTGCAGGTGGTGGGGGTGGCGCGGGAAATACATTTGCGGTTTTAATTGGAGAGGCATCGGGCTTTACAAGCACAGTTTCTGTGACGGTCGGGGCGGGTGGCACAGGGGGGGCAAGTGTAACAACAGATTCAACAAATGGCAATACAGGCGGAACGGGTGGCGCGTCATCATTTGGTACGTATATTGCAACCGTAGCGTTACCGGGAGCACAAGGCGGGACAACGTCAGGAGGCGGGGGCGCGTCGGCGAATAGTTCAAATATTGGTATTTATCCGTCGAATGAAATGATAGGACGTTCAGGGGACGCGGCGGCCGCTTTGTCACGATATAATAGTTTCCAAATATTAGGTAGTTTGGGAGCAACGGGAGGTTCGGGACAAGCGGCGAACGTAACAACAACAACAGCAGGCACGGAACATAAACCAACAAATTATGTTACGTGTTTCCCAACATGGACATTTGGTACGCCAGGGGCGGACGGTGGTAATGGCGGTAATGGTTCAAATAATGTATTGGGTTATTTACAATATGGAACTGCAGGTGGCGGCGGATCCTACAAAACAGGTCAAGCTACAGGCGCGGGCGGTAATGGTGGATATGGTGCAGGTGGTGGTGGTGGCGCGGCCTCTGACAATGGCTTTGCAAGTGGAGCTGGTGGTAATGGTGGTGGTGGTTTGGTCATTGTTGTAACTGAAGGATAAAAATGAGATACGCACTAATAAACTCGAATAATGAAGTAGAAAATATCGTGCTATGGGATGGAGTTACTGAAGTAGAGTGGCCAAATGGTTGCACTCCGGTAATTGCTACACCTGAACACGAAGCTGAGTTCAATGCTAAGAACGCGCCTGCTCCAAATGAGCAAGGTCAATTAACCGATGAAGAAATGGAATTGCTTAGAAGTTTACTAAATAGGATGAATCCTAATGGTTAATGATAAAATTATTTATATTGAATTTATACGGATGTTTGTATGCCACTAAGATTAAGAAGAGGAACGGATTCAACCAGAACAAGTATAACACCTGTTCAAGGTGAACCGATATACACCACCGATACTAAAAAATTATTTATAGGTGATGGTACAACTGCCGGTGGTGTTGAAATTGGTGGAACAAGTGTAGCAAATTCGTCTAATGATAGAATAATAACATCCGATGGAACTTCAACTGGTCTTGTTGCTGAAAGTAATTTATCATTTAATGGAACACAATTAAATGTTACTGGAAGTATTATTGCAACTTCACTTACAGGTTCACTTCAAGGTAGTTCTAGTTATTCCAATCAATCATTATCATCTTCATTTGCAACTAATAGTTCAACTGCTCAAACTGCTTCCTATGTTCTAAATGCGGTTTCTGCGTCATTTGCAACTAATAGTTCAACTGCTCAAACTGCTTCCTATGTTCTAAATGCGGTTAGTTCATCGTTTGCAACTAATAGTTCAACTGCTTCCTATGTTCTAAATGCGGTTAGTTCTTCATTTGCAACTAATAGTTCAACTGCTTCCTATGTTCTAAATGCGGTTAGTTCATCGTTTGCAACTAATAGTTCAACTGCTTCCTATGTTCTAAATGCGGTTAGTTCATCGTTTGCAACAACTGCATCATTTGTTTTAGGTGGTATTAGTAGTTTTTCAGTAAACAGTCCAGTTAATGGTAGAGTTTTATTATCAGATGGAACAACAAATGCGGCTACTGCTTCTGCTAATTTATATTTCACTGGATCACAAAATACATTGATAGTATCTTCAAGTTTGGTTATATCTGGTAGTTCTGTATTTGAAGAAGATGTTGCTATAAATAATATAAAAAAACTTGCAGTTTCAAATATAAGACCCAACAATGAAATTCTAACTATATCCGGTAGTGTTTATCACAACAGTGGTTCATTCGTTTACACACCAACATTTGTTGATTATCAAGAAAAATTTACAACGGTTGGTATAGTTGGAAATGCGTTAAATCTAAATTTGGATAATGGTAATGTATTTACTGTTACAATAAATTCTGCAATATCAACATTTACAATAACGAATCCACCTTTTGGCGGCAATGCTGGTAATATAGTATTGATTACAACTGGTAATGGAACAACATATCCTATAACATGGGCGGCTTCTATTAGTTGGCCGGGTGGAACACCACCAACTGTTACTAGCACAAACGGAAAGAAAGATGTATATGGATTTATTTCTTTGGATCAAGGAACTAATTGGTATGGATTTATTGGTGGACAAAACATTTAAGGTTTGAAGTTATGTTAAAGAATATAATCATAAATGCTCGAAAAACTGAACCGGCACCGCCTGTTTATTTTACAGAGTTGTGGGGAACTGGACTTCAAAATGAAGGTCTTGGTGGAGAAAAGATTGGAACAAATAACAATTTGGATTATTCTAGTCCAGTTCAAGTTGGATCTGACACGGATTGGTCATACATATATTCCGGAACCACATCAGTTGCAATAAAAACAAGTGGATCTTTATTTACATGGGGTAATAATCTCTATGGTCAAATTGGAGATGGAACTGCAGGTAGTGCACTTAGGTCATCACCTGTTCAAATTGGAACTTTAACAAATTGGAAAAAAGCTGTTAGTTCAAATCAAAATGTTCTCGCATTAAAAACAGATGGAACTATTTGGTCGTGGGGACAGAATACATATGGTGCATTGGGATTGGGTGATACAATAGATCGTTCAAGTCCAGTTCAAGTTGGAACCGATACTGATTGGGTTGATGTTTCTACAAAAGGTGCAATTAAATCAAATGGAACATTGTGGACTTGGGGGATAAATAATTCTCAACAACTTGGATTGTCTACTCCATTTAATCAATTTCACCCTATTGGTATAAATAGAAGTTTTACAACATTTACAACTGCAAATGAATTTGCACTCGCAGTTTCTCACGGTGGAACTCTATGGTCATGGGGATTGAATACAAACGGACAACTAGGAATAAATAATACATCAAATAGGTCAAGACCTGTGCAAGTTGGAACTGATACAAATTGGAAAACGGTATCGGCTGGAATAAATCACACAATTGGTATAAAAACAGATGGAACTATTTGGAGTTGGGGTGGTAATACATCTGGTCAATTGGGACATAGTGATGTTGTTTCAAGAAGTAATCCCACACAAATAGGCACGGATACTAATTGGAAAAGTTCCTCTACTGGTAATTCATTTACTATTGCAATACGCACCGATGGAACCATGTGGAGTTGGGGTGATAATTCTCCGTCCGGGCAATTGGGTGCAAATTTAAGACCTGTTTTTTTCGGACTTTTGAGACGATCATCGCCAGTTCAAATTGGAACACGATCAGATTGGACACAAGTATCATCTGGAGCGGCACACACAATAGCTCTTCGTTCAGATGGAACAATATGGTCTTGGGGTTTGAATACAAGTAGACAACTTGGATTCGATACGTCTTTTGGTAATCCTAGATCATCTCCTATACAAATAGGGGTTTCATCTAATTGGTCACAAGTTGCTGCTGGTGGCGATAATTCCGCAGCAATAGCAACGGATGGAACTTTATGGACATGGGGTGATAATGCAATTGGTCAAATTGGTAACAATAATACAACAAATGCTTCATCTCCGGTTCAGGTTGGAACCAGATCAGATTGGACACAAGTATCTACTCGTAGTTCAACTATTGCAGTTAGATCAGATGGAACAATATGGGGTTGGGGACAAAATGATAGTGGTCAATTGGGATTGAGTAATGCCATAAACCGTTCTAGTCCAGTTCAAATTGGAAATTCATCTAATTGGGTATCTGGTTCTATTGGTGGCACAATAAATATGATAATGAATAATCAAGGTCTTATTTACTCTGCAGGTGGTGGGATATTTAATCCTGATATGCGTGCTAGAACTACAACAGATACGATAAACCGTTCTAGTCCGGTTCAAGTTGGAACAGACACAGATTGGAATAAGTTTTTTGGCGGATTATACCCAACTGTGCAAAAAACAAATGGTAGTGTATACACATTAAGATCATTTCCAATTCAAATCGGAACAGATACCGATTGGAAAATTCTTATGACAAGTGATGATGTGGAATCAACGAATACCACAAAAATAGGAATAAAAACAAATGGAACACTTTGGTCTTGGGGACCAGCTAATGGAACAGGTCTATTAGGACACGGTGATATATCAGCTCGTAGTATACCAACACAGGTTGGAACCGATACTAATTGGTCCACTCTCACACAAATTGTTAATAATAATATAACCGCCGTAAAAACAAATGGAACATTATGGGGTTGGGGATCTAACGGTTCAGGACAGTTAGGATTGGGTGATACAATAAATCGTTCATCCCCCACACAAGTAGGAACTTTATCAACATGGGTATCTGCATCACAGTATTCGGTGATAACTCATTACATAAAAAGATATACTTAAATTTGCTTATTACGTATAAAATTTGTATATTAGATAATAGTGTATAACATAAAAAAGGTTTTGTATTATGAATGCTAAAGAACTTCATCCGTTAGATATTGCATTAGGTCATGTAATAAATGGTGAACCCCATATAAGTGAAAAAATACTTCGAGAACAATCTCAAGATGATTTGCGTGTTCTATTTAATTTAGGATGGCACGAAATGCGCCATGGTAATCTTAAAAAAGGTTTTGAACATCTTAATTATGGTAGATTTATTAACACTTTTGGTCTACCCCCTCTTCCTGGAACAATATGGAAAGATGAGCCACTTGAAAATAAAACACTTCTTTTTCGATGTGAAGGTGGATTTGGTGATCAAATAATGAATTTTCGTTTTGCTAAACGTTTTCAAGAGATGGGTGCTAGAGTTTTAGTATCATGTGCTTCAGAATTAAAACCATTATTTTCTCGTCATGGTTTTATTTGTGTTGATAATGAAGTTATTATGTGTGCCCATTATGATTATTGGGTTCCTGCAATGTCTGCACCTTATATTTTAGGTTTGGAATTTGAAGATTTAGACGGTTCACCATTTATTTCACCAACAGAACCGAGAAAATTATTTTCAAAGCCAGGTAATCTTAAAGTCGGTATTCGTTGGAGTGGTTCACCGGAATTTGAAGATGAACAACACCGTAGGTTTCCACCAGAATTGATGATAAACTTGCATGATATACCAAACACAACATTTTATTCACTTCAGCGTGACGAAAATCTTATTGATGGTCTTCCATTTGGTGATATGCGTGAACAAATGAAGACTTGGGATGAAACTGCTAACATAATTGCAGGTTGTGATATTATCATTTCATCATGCACATCAGTTGCTCACCTATCGGCTGCTATGGGTAAACCAACTTGGATAGTAACACCTATCATGCCTTACTATACTTGGGTTGTTCCCGGTAATACTTCTCGTTGGTATGATAGTGTTAGACTGTTTAGACAAGAAAAATATGGTGAATGGGAAGATCCTTTCCAAAAAATCCGTGAAGAACTTACCAAATTAGCAGAAGGACACGGAAAATGATAGACCACTACTACTATAAAATTCACGGTTGGTTTGTTCAAGAAAATTTATTTACACAAATGGTATTATCATGTAACGATACAGACGAATATCATTTCGTAGAGATAGGAAGTTGGAAGGGCAAATCATCAACATACATGGGTGTTGAGATAATCAACAGCGGAAAGAGAATAAAATTTGATTGTGTTGATACATGGGAAGGTTCATCCGAACATTTGAATCCTGAAAATGTTTCATACGAACCATTATTAAAAATTCCAAATGGACTTTACAATGAGTTTATTAAAAATATAGAACCCGTAAAGTCTGTAATCAATCCTATTCGTATGCCATCAATTGAGGCATCGAAATTATATGAAGACAATAGTTTGGACTTTGTGTTTATTGACGGTGCACACGATTACTTTAATGTAAAACAAGACATTGAACATTGGCTACCAAAAGTTAAAGTTGGTGGTTATATTGCAGGTGATGATTATGTGTGGCCTCCAATCAATATGGCAGTAAAAGAAATCTTTAATGAAAAACAAATAACAAGTATTAGGTCAGCCGCTTATCAAGGAGCAGAACAAACATGGTTAGTTCAAAAAAGTTAAGTATAGATATTGTTCTACGGACACATAGTTTTATAGATATTCATGCAAATCCAACACCGAGATATTGTGGAGTTGATAAAACTACATTAGTTCTTAAATGTGTTAAGTCATTAGTTCAGTCAGCAGAAAATTATGATGGGAAAATACACTTTGTTTGGTTTGATGACCACTCATCCCAAAAATTGATTGATGCCTTACACGAAATTTTCAAAACATCAAAACATACTTATGAGTTTAATCCTTTAGAATTACGCGGATGGAATGTATCTGGACATGCACAATTTGATAGAGGTCGTTCATCTACTGCAGATTTAGTTTATTTTGTTGAAGATGATTACTTACATTATCCAAGTGCTATTGTTGAAATGGTAAATTCTTATGAAAAGTTCAAAGCAAATTTAGGCGGTGAAGTTGCAATACACCCATACGATGATCCAGATAATTACTTACCACTTTTCATAGATGAAACTAGAATTGTATTAGGTAAAAATAGACACTGGAGAACAAACAAGTATTCCACATTCACTTTCATGTGTAATCCTAAAATAGTCCGTAAATTCTGGAGTAGATTTTATACATGTGCAACCGAATACATGACAGAATGGGGTGAAGAAAATGGAATACAAGAAGGAACTACTATAAATCATATTTGGCGTTGGGAAGTTACGTTGTTTACACCAATTCCGTCACTTGCTCTTCATATGGGTTATGAAAGACAGTTGGATCCTTATATTGATTGGAAGAAATTGTGGTATTCCATTGTATAATGATATTTATTTATATCTCATTTAATAAACAAAGGAATTGTAAATGAAATACGCTTATGTAGAAGATGGTGTTGTAAAAGAAAGTAATAGGGTATTGCCTATAAACTGGAAAAATGTTTCAAATTTTAATTTATTAGATGAAACCACATTAAAATCGTATGGATGGTTTCCATATAGGTTTGAACCTGCAACAATTCCGTCAAATTGCATCGGTAACGGTAGTAGTTTTGAAATTACCGATGATGAAGTTATTGAAACACAACTATACAGAGAAAAATCTCAATCAGAAATAGATAGTGAACTAAATAGTCTTTGGTCTAACATCCGTTATCGTAGAAATGTTGAATTAAAAGAATGTGATTGGACACAGATACCAGATAGTCCTTTATCAGAAGAATTAAAAGTAGAATGGAAAACATATCGCCAGGCATTACGAGATATAACATTACAAACCGATCCATATAATATAATTTGGCCAACAATACCTGGAACACCAAGTGAATAACAAAATAAATAAATTGATTAAAGAGATGAACCTTGCCATATTTAATGAGAATGATTTGGTGGATAAGGATATTCTTGTTATTTATCCTGGTAAGTTTCAACCTATGGCCATTTATCATAGAGAAGAATATGATAGAATTTGCCGTAAGTTTGATAAAGATAATGTTTTTATTGTTACCGATGATATTACGGATCCAATAGAAAGACCTTTAACATTTGATGAAAAGACTGCAATAATGCGTCGTCATAATGTTAAACATATTGTAAAATCAAACACCCCGTTTCATGCTACAGATGTGATAGAACAATTTGATAATGATAGCACGATTGTAATTTATGCAGTTGATAAAGATGATGCATCAAAATTAAAAGATTACAAACGATTGATGCGATGGAATGGTGGTAGTCAGTTACCGTATAAAGATATTCAAAATCCGTATGTTTATTATATGATAGTCAATCATGTTCGTTATGATATACCAAGTTTTGGCGAAATGGGATCAAAGAGTATTTTTACTGCCTTAGCTGACAGAAGTGCAAAATTGTCTGAATTGAAATCTCGTTTTATTTCTATATTCGGTTGGTTTGATGCTGATATATTTAATATGGTTGTTTCCAAGTTTAACACAAAACGTGGAAAAATGAAAGAGGATAAATCTAATAAAAAAGATTTGAGACCTATGCATATGATAACAAGAAAATTTTGGAACAAAGTTTACAAAGAAATAATAAAATAAAAGGTTATGTTATGGATATTAAAATTGAAAGTCTGGATGATGTCAAAAAACTTCTTGCAGGAGAACATGATAGTCAGAATAAAATTTCTGTTGGATTTGATGGTGATAGAAAACCAGATGATATAACAAGAAAAGTTGGTGATAGGTGGTTTGATGAAAATGGAAATGAGTGGGAACAAAAAGAAGGGTATAGAATAAAATTGGGGAAAGAATGGCAACAAGAATTAAGAGATTATCTTCGTTCATTTCCAAACTGCAGAAAAGAAACCTGCACTTGTAATATGCCAAAAAGATTAGACGAAAAAATGCGCCGTATTCATGGTATGTGTTTTGATTGTGTGATTGATATGGAACATAAAATTCGTCTTGAAGGAAAATGGGATGAATACGAAAAAAGAAAAGTTAAAGAAAATGCTATTGCTTGGTTAAGTGATGCTGAAAAAGATAAAAATGTAATCGCTAGAGAATTATCACAATTAGAATTTACAAATGATTTTGGTGATATTGAAGAATGGAAGACACCATTTAACAAAGATGAAATGTTACAAAAAATAGAGAATGAGTTTGATGAATTTAGAAAAAATTTCATTGAACAATTGGAAAGGGATTTAGGAGAAAGGGGTGAAGAAATATAACCCTATGTCAGAAACATTACGAGGAATTGGTGGTGAAATATCATCAAAGAGAGTAATGATGTTTTTTTCTTTCCTTGTTATGATATTTATGGCAGTATTATCAACCTTTTATGAAAAGAAAATAGAACAATTTATATTTGATGGATTTCTTTACATAGTAGTTGGTAGCCTTTTTTCAGTTGCTTCTGAGCAATTTGCTGGAAAATTCAAAAGAATGGATAGAGACGAATACTATTCAGATTATGATCAACAAGATATTATTGATGAACCACCAAAAAGAAATCGGAGAAATTTATGAAATCGGTGATTGTTGAAAGAGCTGTACCTACAAACAAAAAACTTTACAACAGTATTAAGTCTAGAATTAAAAGAAAATATAAAGTGTGGCCAAGTGCTTATGCATCTGGTGCTCTCGTAAAGGCATATAAGGCAGCCGGTGGTGGTTATCGTAATGTAAAAGAAACAATTGTTAATCCTGGTTATCAACTTGAAGGATATTCTACAAATTCTTGTGGTAAAATAACTGAATTACATTTTCGTTTACAAGAAAACGAACCTAACATGATGAATGAGGCAGAATATCGTGGAAGAAAAGTTAGTCTCGGTAGACCATTTAGAACACCAGGTGGACCAAAAAAGTTTTCCGTTTATGTTAAAAAACCAAACGGAAATGTTGTAAAGGTAAACTTTGGTCACAAAGGTGAGGGTGGAAAGAAAACCATGAAAATTAAAAAAAGTAATGCAGCTCGTAGAAAATCTTTTCGTGCTCGTCATCGTTGTCATTCTCCCGGACCAAGACATAAGGCGAGATACTGGAGTTGCCGTTTTGGGTGGCCATCAAGTGGCAAAGGTGCAATAGATAAAACATAAGGTAATTTATGACATTTTTAGAAGAATTAAAAGAAATATACACACG